ACCCCGAATGTTTCTGCAATCTGTAAATGCTTTTGCCAGTCTTTACTTTCACTTGCGAATTCTGATGTTTCGCCCAACATCGCATCGATGTCGGTATCGGTCAAGCCATACCCACCCCTCAACATCGTTACTGCCTGCTCATAGGTCAATACCCCTTTGCCGTACTTGTTTATGATGCGCATCACGTTCTGCAACTGCCTGCCCGTTAGGTTGCGCAGTGCATCGTTCACTTCGGCTTGTTGCTTTTCACCCTGCATCTCTTTGGCTTGCACTTCCTGCTGTGCAGGTGTTATCGGCTCGGTCGGTATTATCGAATACGCATTTGCCGTGCCCGTGATGTTTTCAGCGTGGAAGTTGATAATCTTTTCCGCTATCTGCTGCCTGCCGTTTACGTAGGTATTCTTGAATAACTCATACGCATCAAGCATTTCAGTTCGCCCACCCAGTTGCCCCTCAACACGTACACCCATCAGCATCGGACTTGTGATCTGATGACCGACAAATATTTCCTGCAACACGGTTTTATTCAATATCTCGAACTTGGTATCGCTGTCATCGGGTTCAAGGCTTTCAATGATAGGTGCTGCATCTTTATTCGGCACGAAGTTTAACACGAATTTACCTGCATTGTCTGTTCCTGCTTTCGTGTATTTGAACTGCTTGCTTATCGCTCGCATCTCTTCTGCTGTCGGCTGTTGTGCAATGAAAGTGATAACCTTGCCGCCCCAAAAGCCATTTTTGATGTTGTTTAAGTGATAGTTGCTGATTTCGATGTCTGTTTCGATATATGGTATGCAACCGATATAGTTCGGGATGGGGTACACCTTGCAACCCGGTCTGTAAACCTTGTAATAAAATATTTGACTGCCTTTGCGTTTGGTCACATCAAATGCAGGATATTCAATGATGTCATTCGTGTTATATTGTGCCCACTGTGGCGAATAATAAAACGTACTGCCATCAACATTAGACCGCACATTCTTGAACTCCAATACTTTCATTTCATACGACGTGCCTGCCCGATTCCATATACATTCAATCGCACAACCGTTGTACAGTTCCAAATCAGTAATCAGCTGATAGGCAAATTCATTCAACGACTGCCAACGGTTAACTGAATCGTATAATGCCTGCACCCTTGCATCTTGCACATTGACCTGCAAGCCCTGACCATATACATAGGTAATCTTTGAATTGACAATCGCATTGTGCTTTGCTGAACGGTTGTATAATTCAATCAGATAGTTTGGATATAGATTGTCCTCGCCATAGGTGACATACCCATCACGTGGTCGTTCGATGTTCACGGGTATCTTATGCGCTTCTAATTTTACTTCGTATAGGTTTGCTTTATCAGTAGTTTTTCTCATAAACAATATTAGTGTTATTTCTTGTGTGTTCAGTGACCGCAGAACGCTGCCATATAACCAGTGCCAATCCACGTTCAAGCACATCGCCTGCATTGCTTAATACCGTGTATTCGTGATAGCCTAACTTCAGGTTGACCTCATTCGATGCCGTTGGCGTTGCTGTATCTGTAATCGTCAAGTAGTTGTATCGCTTTTTAAAAGCACTCGTGTCTGTTGCTGTGCATTGCACCACTTCCAACGTCTGTTTACTCTTGAACTGCAACACGAAGCTCGAATCGTCATAGTCGGTCATTTCTGATGCAGTGACCACTAATCTGTTGATGCTATTCTTTTCTATTATCAGCATATAGGTAAATAGAATAAAGGGCAAAGTGTAATAAAAAAGCCCACCGTAGAAACGGCAGGCTCAAATTCAAAATAATGAAACAAAACAATTACGCAGGCAAAAGTAACGCAGGAATAATTCCTGAAGCAACTTCTTTGGCAGGCAATGGCTCTTTGCCGGTAAATTCTAACTCGTAGCCATTTCGGTCATCAATCAACTTTCCGAACGTAGCAATACGGTTGATCAGGTTCAAGCCGTAGCCCTCGCCGTATAACCAGTACTTGTCGTTGGAATCTTTAACAATTATCAATACACGATTTTTCGCAACGATGTATAGTTCGTTACGCTTGTTCGTTTCTTGTTTGTACAACGGTATTTTAACTGACTGCTCGTGTGCGATTGTACCGTTTTCAGGCTTTTTGATTGCCGTTTCGGTTACTTCGCCCTGTTCTGAATATAGTTCGTATGTCCAAAACTGCTTACCTGCTGTCATTGTGATGGCAGTGATAGCACCCGATGCAGTAGTAATTGCCGTTACGTTATTGAACTCGGTGATATATATTTCTTTTACACCACCTGCATTGTCGCCTAAGCAGTCTAAACTGAACCCTTGCGTTAATAAACAACTCATAGTATTTCGGTGGTTTTAGTGATGTTAAGAATTAGAATATTCAACGATTTCAGATGGGAACGCAACCTGCCAACCACGACGATAACGGAAAGAGTATTTCACGTTTTGGTCATCTTGTGAATACCACATTTCAGCAGTTTCTTCTTCGTTAAGCAAGTCAACGCCCAAGAACAAATTGCGGTCAGGGTCCATAGCAAAGATGAATGGGTTATCGCCACTGTTTGAACCTAAACCATCAAGACCGTGTACGGGGATGATTTCGTGTACTGAACCCTCTGCAAATATGTTCTTTTGGTCGCCGCCCACTGGGAAGTGGAACAAGTTATCGATGAACATCTTTTGACGATATAATTCAGCAATGTCGTAACCGCAGAATATTTTAACGCCTGCATTGCCTTTCAGCTGAACGGGAATCTTTGAAACCACATTCTGCATAATGGTACGCACGTTTGATGTGGTCACTGGTCCTGATACTGCTGTGGCTACGTTTGTTCCCGTTGCCGCTTTGATGATTTTTATCAAACCATCATAGATAGACAAGTACGCACTGCCCGATGCTGTATCGCCCTGCCAGTCGGCAGTTTCTTGATGCTTCTTGATTTGTGCAACGATGTCGGTCACAATCTTTGCAGGTATGTCGGCTTCAGAATATTTCTGACCGTTCTTCAAAAGGATTTGTGTCCATTTCGCTTCAAGTGTACGTGGACAAAGTGTGTCCTGATACTTCACCGCCTTTGCATCGATTTCACGCTGCGTAAATGCAGTTGTGCCTGATGCAAGGAATGAACAACCATCACCTGATTGTGGTATCGGCGTGTTTGTTAAAATTTGCAAAGCCATTTTGCTCTTTACTCCAACCTGCACGTTTGCCAATGCAGCGGTTTCTGACTCGAAGTGTAAGGCAGTGAGCAACTCCTTACTGGTTTGGTTAACGTAGTCTGTTAACGATGAAACTGAAAATGCCATGTTATTTAGTTTTAAGTGTTTTTAATGTTGTTAATATTGAATCGATTTTTTCTTGTTTTTTGTCTTTTGCAGTTGTGAATGCCTGATTTTCTTTTTTAGGCTCCGATGTTGGCAGGTCGCCAATCTTTTCAATCAGTTCAAACATCTGCTTGTTGGTTTCTTGCTGCTTGCTGATTTCGGTTTCGATTGCAGACATCTTTGCGTTTATCGCATCCATCAGTTCTTTCAACTTTTTGCCCATATCCTCTTCATCTTTCTTTGGGTACATACCGGCTTCTGTTTCGGCAGGTGCAACGGGTAACGCAGGAATGATTTCGGTGATCAAACCGTTTACGGTCGATACCTTTGTGCCATCTTGCATTTCGTGTGTGCCATCAGGTGCAGGGTTTGTGCCTTGCTCCGTTACGACCATCAATGGGTAGCCGACTTCAAGTTCATCGTAGGTTACCATTGTGCCATCTTTTAGTTTGCCCTCGCCCATCATCTTTTCTTCTTTTTTGGGTTCTTCAGGCATAGGTACTGCCGCTTCAAGTCCTAAAAGGACACGCAGCTTGGTGAACTTATCTTCACCGATTAATTCTTTTACTGATTGTTTTATGTCTTGCATTGCAGGATATTTCTAATAAATAGAATACCCTGCAAATCCGTTCAGCTTAACAATTCTTTCAGCTTGTCAATCACCTGCTCGTCGCTTGCTGTGATTAGCTTTTTTAAGAATATACCCTCAACGCTGAACCCTCTGAATTTGCCTGCCTTAACCAAGTTCCACACTTCTTCATTTTCGATTTTATACGAACCGAACCAACTGCCATCGGGCACATTCTCGAATCCCTTTGGTGCGGCAATGCCACGCTGTGAATCAACGATGAAACTTTCAAACATATACACGCCCTCAACCTGAATGCCGTTGTGCATCAGGTTTACCGAATGCTGCAACCCTGCCTTGTAGTACTTCATCACCAACTGCTCGATGGTATCTGCATCGAATACGACATAAAACTCGAAGCCATCAGGGCTTTTTCTGTATATCGGCAAATTGGCAATCATAAGCGGTCCAGTCACTATCCTGCGCTCTTCATTCTGAATGGCAAAGTTAAACTGCTCTTGTGCGGCGTTCTTGTTTTCAAACATCGAAATACACATCGCAATGGCTTGGTCTTGCTCTTTGCCCTCGTCAATCATTGCCGGGATGCAACGGCTTAAAAACTCTGATTGCGTTTCGCCTGCCTTTGGCTCAATAAATAATTCCGTGCTGAATTTCATCCACTCACGTTCGATTGCAGGCATATCGACCAATGCAACGGCGTTCAACCCCGTTTCTGCTTGTTCATCAATGACCATCTTGTAAATTGGAAACTTATCCATATAGTGCTTTTGTTTTTATGTCTGTGATTCTGTTTTGCGATGTGCTGATGTCATCTTCTAACACATAGGCTTTAATCGCATTCTGTTGTTGCTGTCCGCTTTGTGGAATGATTGTGCCTTGTGGGTTGAATGTCGGAACGGTTGGTGCTGTTGGTGCAGGTACTGTACCGCCACCGCCTGATGCAACTGAACCACCACCACCGCCACCGCCCTCGAACTTGGTCGATGCTATTTTTGCTACCGTTGCCGCCGTTGCCGCCACTGCTGATGCTATTCGTATCGCCGATGCAACGCCAAGCGTGAAGTCAGGAACCGATAATATTGCAGTGACCGCCTGCGCACCATTTATCAATGCCATCGCTATCTGCATTTTCTTTTGTGTGTTGAACTGCTGTCGTAATATCTTTTCTTCTTCTTTACTGCCTTTCTTTACGCCTGCCAACTTACTTGCATAAAATACTTCAGATAGATTGCTTAACCCATCCAATGCAAACTTTGATGTTTCAATGCCCTTAATATAATCGTCAACCGTTACCTTGTTCGATTCTTGCAGGCTCTTGTTCAGCTTGTCATTTATTATCTGCGTTTGATTAGCCACTGCCTGCGCTGTCAATACTGGCGGCAAGGTCTTTACATCAGGCAACTTTGCCGTTTTGGTTGGCAGTCCGGGTATCTCAACATCGCCCCTTGCCTGACTTTGTTTCAGTATCAGTTCATCTTGTAGTTTTATTATTTGATTTAGCGTCTTAATATATTCCTCGCTGTCAATAGGTATCTGCTTTAGCTTATTGCTTAATTGTGATATCTGCTCCTCATAATCTGCCGTTGAACCTGCAACGTTTTTGACCGCTGTATTATATTTATTTACTGATTCGGTTGATTTGTCAACCTCTGTATTTAGTTCTTTTTGCGATTCAGTCGCCGCATCTGAACTTGTCACCCAATTCAGTACTTTGCTTGCACCATCTTGAACCGCACCAATAAAATTCCCGATAAGCGGTATGTTTTTTAATGTATCAAGAAAACTACTTATCGCCTGCTTGACCTTTTCAAAATTGGCTATCAATGCACCAAGTGCGACCGTTACCAATCCGATGCCCGTTGATGCAAGTGCTATCCTGAATAATTTTAACGCTCCCGTTGTTGTGCCGACCACCGTTGCATACGCCCCTTGTGCAGTGGTCAATGCCACCGTTTTAATCAAAGAAGCCTGCTTAACCCCATCTGCAATCGCTTGTACTGACTGTAATAATGCCGTTGCCGATTGAACTTTTAATAAGGTCGCTTCAAGCTGCTCATTCTTTTCACCGAATAATGCCGTTGCAGATATAGCCGCTGTCAATCCACCTGCAACCGTTTGACCGAATGCCGCAAATGCCTGCGCCTTTGCTCCCGGGTCAAGTGCATTGATTTTCTCTTGAAGGTCTTTTACTTGGTCTTTTGCCTCTGCTGCCTTTTTAGCATATACATCAGATAGTGCTTTGTCGCCTGCCCGTTCCGCTTCCAATGCCGCCGCCGTTAGGTTCTTAATCTCCTGACGTGCTTCTTTTAGTGCATTCGTGCTGTTGCCTGCGTTTACTTTTATGTCTAATGCTACCTCTGCCATACCGATAAATAGAAAATATTAAGAAATGAATTGCAGTATTTCAAGTGCCTTGTCTTTTCGTGCCACTGAATAATATGTCGTCTGTGCATAGCCGTTCGATGTAAAGTTGGTTGACCATGCAGAATCCTGCCCATTCTCGAACCATAGCCGCAAACGTGGTGAACCGATACGCCAGTCGTCAACGTGATTACGTACTGAATTGATTAAACTCACATACTGCTGCGTGGTTAGTTCTGCTTTAAAGTACTCGAATAGTTCTGCAATCTGATAGTTGCGCACTTCATCATATTTGTTGTCTGCAAGCACCTCAACGGTTGAAAGTATTGCGTTTTCGTAATATTCAATCACGCTGCGAACTGCTCCGCTTGGTATTGTTTCTGTTGTTAGTCTTACTGTTATCATCTGAAATAAAGTGCTACAATTAAGTTCACGTTTGTTGGATTTGTCGCCCAAGTAGGTGCAGTGAATTTTAACTCGAAGTAATCGCCCGAAACGAACGATGCCCCTGATAACCCCGTTGCCTGAACATACACGTTTGCCGCATTCATCAGTACGCCCGTTGATATGGTATAGTCTGTGGTGTTGTTTTTTCTGATTGCCAACGTGCCCGATTCACCACTGCCGATTGTACCTGCAACCCTGACCATTATCGATGCAGCAATCAACTCGAATGATGCCGCCACGTAATGCCTGCGTGCCGCCGCAGTCGTTCCCCAGTCCAATGATGCCGATAAATCACCTGCATAGTAATTCGTTGCATCCAAAGGGTTGAACGCCGTTGGTGCAATTCTGTGCATAAATACGCCTGACTTTTGATTGAATGTAGTCCAATCCGCACTGGTTAAGAACCCTTTATTTACTGCTGATGCCGACTGACCATTGGTGTAATCTAATGATATAACACCCGATGCTGAATTGAAGTCGTTTGCGTTAAACGCTGCCGCCCCTTTGGTTGTGCCATCTGCCGCCGCATCTTGTATGCTGATTGTCCTATCAGCCGTTAGATCACCGCCACCGCTTAATGGTGATGTGGTCGATATTGAACGTGTCGGGTTTAATGGCGTATAGCCTAATACCGTTGCGATGCTTTTCTTCTCCCATAAGTCTGTCGATGTGTTGAAGAATATACCATCATTATTTGCAGGGGATTGTGCCGATACGTTATGCAGTTCTTCAAGTTCATATCCGTTTTGTGGCTTGATGTATATCTGACCATTACCTGCATTCGATCGCTCCACAATGCCGACATATACAAGATGGTTCGGGGCATACGGCTTTACGTTGGTTAGCGTTCCCGATGTTGCACCTAAATACAACTGGTCACCAGGCGAATATGCTGACGTGTTCACGCCCGATATAACGCCTTGCATTATCACGAACCCTTTTTGGTTTGCCCCTATACTTGAACTGAATACAACTCCGACCGTTTGCGCACTTGTTGCATCTGCTGTATTACTTGCCAACTTTACGCTCATTCTGTTGCCCTGCGAACCAAAAGCATATACGGGTTGACCTTTTGTTATTGCGACCGATTCTGCATTCGTTACATAGGCAAATAGCTGATTTGGTGCAACACCGATACATTGAAAGTTCGTACCATCATACATCAATATTAACTGCTGCCCTGATTCAATGTCGCCGCCCGTTACTTGAACATTCAACTGTTTGACTAATGTCTTTGCGCCCAGTCCGTTTATGTTTATCGTCGAATCGTCATCATTGCCGTTTGTGAACTTTACCGCATACACATCGCCATCCGTATATGATGTCACGCCCGATATAGTTACTGCATAGGTATTTGTGCCCGATGCTACGCCATACGGGATACCCTCATCGATTGTCCACGTTCTGTCTGCTGATAAGTCTTGCGTGTTGCCGTTTATCGTTATCGTTCTTGTTGTTGGTACGCCGCCCGATGTGCCACCGCCACCAGTACTCGCTGCCCACGTTGGTACGCCACCGCTTACCGTTAAGACCTGCCCTGATGTGCCTATCGCCACACGCTGCCAAGTGCTGCCACCCCAATAGTATAAGTCGCCCGTTGCTGAATTGTTTCTTTGCACAAGTAGTTCCCGTATGCCGTTATTCATCCGCATCCACACCTTGCTGTCTGCTACGTTGCTCATCATCTCGCCCTCGTATATGTCAAGTGCATCCCAACTGCCATCCGTATGGTCGTTGCTCGGTGCTACGGTAGGAATCTGACCTGATACCGTGCTGTTTTTTAGTATTATTTTGCTGTCTTGTATGTTTAACATTTTA